TTTGTATCAGATTCTGATTACAAAAAGGTGTATTCGAAGCGTTTCGGAACGGCACCGTGGAACTCGTTCAATAGGCAGTTTCAAATAGGGAATTTTCATGTAGTAGTGCAAAATGCCCTGTTGGCGCCGCCTTCTGTATCGCCGAATATTTCAATCAACCTGTACATACGAGCTGGACCGTCGTTTCAATTCGCCGTACCTCGGTCGCCGCAAACTTTTGTGGCGGTCGATGGTGTGGTGCAGGGAGATGAGGTTCAGGAAGATAATCGCACGTCTGTAAATTCAGGTAAGGAGATAGACAACATGGATCCCATTAATCCGTTGTTGCCTGTTTCGACCTGGACTACAGCAGACACGTCCAACATTGTTGGGCGCGAGTATCTTCTGCGTACTGGAATTGGTTGGAGTACTTCATCAACCTTTGGAACAAATCTTAACATTGACATTCTACCGGACACTATTATTAACAAAACAAATCTTGCTATCAATGGACTGACTTCTTTTCATGCTTACACACGCTTTGGACTCCGTTTTACATTACGTTGGAACTCTTCGCCTTTCTATGCGGGGTTGGTGGTATTCTATTTCAACCCTTCAGGAGATCAAGCGGATGCAGACAACACGTACACAGTTTTTCAGCTGCCGCACGTGTTGTTCAATCCAGCTGGTGAGCAGGCTGTGACTCTTGATGTTCCTTGGGCTTACTGGAAGCGTCTCCGTTTTATGCACGGAGAAACTATCGGTGAGTCCTATGGGGTGTTAGGGATTACAGTCATCTCGCCTCTTTTGGCTCCTCCTAGCGCAACTACCACGCTGAATGCGTCTCTGTGGTTCTCGACCATAGATCCGTATGTTGGCGTGAAGTGCGTGAAAGGGGTGCCTCAAGGTGATGCAACAACTTCTGACTCTTCAAAAGGTGTCTTGACGGCACCCAGGCCTTGGAATAGTGACGGCATAACTCCAGGTGGTTATATTGGTGACCACATGGACGTGCTTGCACTACTCCGGAGACCTGACTTTTACTTAAATATGGAATCTTCTTTTTCTATTGTACCTCGGGGACCACTCTTCAAGAATATTGGCAACCTCTTCTCGATAGGGGGGGCCCATCATCTGAAGCTGCTGCGTTTGTGGCGGTTTTGGAGCGGTTCTCGAAGGGTTCATCTTCTTTCGCCTACTTCTGTAACTAATAC